TGTTTCTGCTGGTGCTGATGCAACCGCTGCAACTGCGGCAGTAACTGCTGCGGCTGCTGTTGGTTCTTCAATTGCTGGTGCTGCGGCTTGTGCTGTTGCTACGGCGGTAACAACTGCTGCTGCGGCAGGATCAGCTGCTGCTGGAGATGCGGCAACTACTGCTTCAACTGCTGCTTGTGCAGCTTCTGGTGTTGCTGCTGCAACAACTGCTGCAGCTGCGTCTGCCGCTGGAGCAGGTGCTGTTTCTGGTGCAGGTGCTGGAGCGGCAATTGTTACTGAACCAGTAACTGATGTCCCTAATGCAGTTCCTTCTTTGTCAACTGCTTGTGCAGTGATTGCAAATTCGCCTGGACCAACGTCTGCAAACTCTGCAACGTATGGTGCCGCAGTCAATGTTTGGTCTGGGAAACCACCCAATGAAACCTTGATACCTGCGGCTTCTGTGCCAGCAGGAAACTGTTGTGATTGTGTGACTACGGTAACAACTACTGTGGACATAATAACTCCTTTATAAAATGTATGAAAAATCCATATACAACTATTTAGTTAAGATGATTATTTCCAATATATTACAGCCAAAAAAAGGGACCCGAAGGTCCCTTTTAAGTACCACTCTTCGGTGGTTTCTTGATTACATCAAGTTTTTCACGGCAAACAAACGGTAGTAAACGTTAGTTTGTGCATCTAGACGTCCGTTACCTGCTGTTAGGCCTTCTGCAAATGGGTTTGCAACCATGCCGTAACGAGTCTTGAAACCAATTTTTGGTTGGAATGTGAACTGGTCAACTGCACGAACCATTTGTAGAGGAACGTATGGGCAGTAGAATAGACCAGCGTCATAAGGAGAAGAACCCTTATAACCAACAGTAACCAATTCTTGGTTAGATGTGTAACCGCCATAATATGGATCGATGTACACTTTGATACGACCGTGCAACATACCAGCAAATGTATTGCCTGTATCGTCAACTTGTAGGTCAGATTGTAGAGATGGAGTGTAAGACAACACGCCAGCCATAGCCATAGCAGATGCAACGTCTGAAGAAACGATCAGAACGTTACCTTTGCCTCTACGAGTTTGTTTTGCAATAACGTTAGCATCACGTTCGATTTGGAAAATCAAACCTTTGAAACGTTCAACAGACCAACGACCGTTAGAGTCAGTATCCAAGTCGAAGTAACCAGCGGTAGTAGTACCGTATTGAGCACCAATCTTAGCAGTTGTATAGATTGTACGGATAACTTCTCGGTTAATTTCAGCAAGAATTTCTGTAGACAGAATGTTAGACAATTCTGTTTCAGCGTCAAGACCGTGAATTGCTTTCAAGTCTTGTGCCAATTCTAGAGAATACTCAGCTTTCAATGCACGTGAAGCAGCAGTAACAGTAACTTTCTCGATAGAGAATGCCATTTGTTGGAACACTGCGTTAGCGTCAGAACCCAAATATTCAGCAATGCTTGTTGCCATTGCAGTACCGGTTGTAACGGTGTTAGCAGCAGAAACTGCGGTTTGTGTGTTTGCTGTTGTGTCTGAAGTAACTGTACCTTGGAAACCGTATGTGTAACCAGTACCGTAGTTAGCAGCAGAAGTGTTACCAGAGAAGATTGTGTTAGCTTCGTTGTAGAAAGCTTCTGAACCTGTTTGGTTGCTGTAACGAGCACGCATTGCGAAGATTAGGCCTGTAGGACCAGTCATTGGCTGAACGCCTGCAACGTCATAAGCAATCAAGTTAGGCAAAGAACGGCGAACCAAGCTAATCAAGATTGGGTCGAAGTTGCTGATACCAGAACCTGTAACGTTTGTTGGACCTGGATCGGAAGAAGTTTCCATCAAGGCCATACGGTCTTGTTGCATTGCCTTTTGTTGGTTTTCCAAGACCATTGTTGTGACCGCACGTTTGTACGGATCTTTAATGGATTCTAGTTCTGGATGTTCCAAAACTGGTGCCCATTTCTTTTGTAGTTCTTCTGTCATAAACATGTGAATGTCTCCTATTTTTGTGAAACTTATTTTTTATTTATAATTTACATTCTTTTATTAAGAACGCTAACGACTTGTTCCATCAAAGGATCAACAGACTTGGTAGTTTGTTTTTCTTCTTCAATGTGGACTTCATCATCTAAAGCAGAATTGTCTGCAATTTTTACGTCAACTTGGAAGTATGATTCAACCAATGTTGACAACTTTGCCGCAAATTCTTCTTCAGTAGTAAAATCCACACCCTCTGCGAGTGTTTTTAATTTTTCTACTTGAGTTTGCGATAGGCCTTCACACACTGCGTAGATTGCCTCGGTTTTTTTATGTTCGTTTAATTCTTTAGACAATTCAACACCACGGTTGATTTGTTCGTTTAGTTGTGCTTCCAAATCGGAAACTTTTTCTGCCATTTCAGAAACAACATCAACTTTGTCTTCAGGAATATCGATGTAGTGTTCAACGAATACGTTACGTAGAGCACCAATAAAGTCTTCTGCGATTTCAGCACGTAGACCAGATTCTACGGCCAATTCGTTTTCTTTCATCCATTCTTCTGCCATGTAGTTTAGATAGTCATCAACTTTGGATGCCAAATCTTCTTTAACTTGTTCGATAGCGGAATCAAATTGTTCAACCAATTGTTGTTCAACTTGTTCAGCGATAGATTGAACACGAGCAGAAACTGCTGCTTCAAAAATTGTAGTAGCTTTAGCTGCGAATTCTTCTGATAGGTTTTCACCGGCCAACAATGCACGAACGTCATCAGACATGTCCAATGCTTCCATGTTAACGTGTTGTGCTTGTGAACCAGCTGTGTGGTCACCATCAAAATGTTGGAATGTAGAACCTTTGTTCATGCCGAATGTGTTTGCTGGCAATTTACCTGCAATACGGTCACGAATTTGGTCAATGTGGTTAGCTGTGTGAGTTGTTGGGTGCATAATGTCTTTACGACCCATTGTTTCTTGTGGTTGATTTTTTGGTTTAGAATAACCAACACCATCTTTTTCTGAACCAACTGGTGGAGTTGCACCAGGAGGAGTTGCACTTGGAGTACCTTTTAGGTAATCAGGCAATTCTTCATCGTTAACTTCTGGTGAGTGACCAACAATACCTGCATCTTTTTCGCCATAAGCAACTGATGCTGGCAACTTGTCGTCACCAACTTCACCTTTTTTGTGGTGATCTTGACCACGTTGGCCACGTTTTGCCGCAATGTTTGCGTCAAAGGTTTCTTTAGAACCTTCACCCAAAATTGCTTTAGCGGCTTCTGACAGATTGAATCTTTTTGACATTTAAAATCTCCTTGATTTTGTATTGAATATTTATAGGTTATAGTTTTTTCATGAAGTTTTCAAATATGCGAAGACTTACTGCTTCGATGTCCGCACTCGATGCAGATTTGATTTCTCTAATCGCCTGTGCGTGTTCTACTTCAGTCCAAACACCATTTACCAACATCCATTCTTTTCCTTCCATAATGCCTTGAACGAATGCTCCAGGCGCAGAAGGGTCTGCTACAATATCCGCCGCTGTGGCTAGATAAAAGTCGGGTTGAACAATATTAACGCCGTTAACATTTTTCAATGATCCCATACCTCTTGAAGAAACACCTAGTTGTGCACCACCTTCAATCAATTGACGGGCAATTTGTCCCATTGGTGTTTCTAAAATCTTTGCTTTACCGATCCATTGATTACCGTCTTCACGTAGACCAACAATCATGTGTGATACACGGTCTAGGTTAATGGTTGGAGAATCAGGATGTCCCAATTCACCAAACGCACGGTGTTTGTTGATGTATTCTTCTGTATAACGATGAACTTCTTTTTTCATCGTATTGTATTCGTATAGGCGACCATTCTTGTTTTTCTTTTCAGCAACAAGGAATGGACCTTCTATGTACAGTTCTTTTTTACCATCTGCGCCTTCTGTCAGATAGTTGACTGTTTCGTTGATTTCTTTAATGAGTTTCATTATTGTACCTATTATGGTGTTACGTTGTATGGTCTGTAATTGAATGCTGCTGGATCTTGGAATTGACCACGTTGGTAGTATTCGTTTTGTTTACGCAATTCAATAATTAATGTATACGCACAATTTGCAACCAAACCAATAGTTTGAACACCGATGTCACCAGTTGCACCAACTGCATTATTTGGAATAGAAACCATACCTTGGTCTTCTGAATATTCGCCGCAAAGGTCCATGTTCATGATTGGTACATTGTTTGCTGCACCGTTGCCGGTCCAAAACAATTCAATATAACCTTTTTGTTGTGATGCAATATTGTAACCAATTCTAGTTACGGTTAGACCATAATAAGATAATGGTGTGCCGTTTGGAATAACATTGTTGTTACTTGTCAAAGCTCCAGACAATGAGTTTGCCGCAATACGAGAAACATTATATTCTTGGCCAGAACCATCAAAATTGGCAGTCAGTTTGATAACTGCCTTTTCTGTGGTGTCTCTCAAAACTTGATATGTGAAAATGTTTGCCATGTTTATTCCTAGTCTTACGGTGTAATATTGTATGGTCTGTAGTTGAATGCTGCTGGATCTTGGAACTGACCACGAGCATACATTTGGTTGTTTTTACGTAAGGTAAGAATCAAAGTGTATGCGGCATTTGCTACACCACCTGTTGTCATTACGCCAATATCTCCGTTGCCAACTGTGTTTGCAACTCCAACAACACCAGAGTTATTTAAAATAGAAGGCAACTGTTCACCTAGACCAAATTCACCTTGACCGTTCAAGTGTAAAATGGTTGAAGAATTTGCATATTGTAGTTGTGTATTCGAACCGGCACCATTCCAATATATCTCTACGCCACCAATAGTTGTTGTGGGAAAGTTAACAAAGTATTTAACACCAGTAAGTTGTAAATCGTAATACGAAAGTGCTGTGTTGCTAAGACTTTGTGCTGAATGTAGTTGTGCACCATTTGCATCTAGTGCAAAAGCCAAACTGTTTGCTTGAATACGAGAACCGTTTGCTTCTGCGGTTGCGTCAGAAAAAACTCCAGTCAGTTTAATAACTGAGTCTGTTTGTGTATCTCTTAAAACTTGATATGTAAATTTTGCAGTCATTATTTGCCTTACTTATTATGTACCGTCGAGGTCACTGACACCGTTTCATCATCATACGGTATTGTGATATATTTATTAATCTTATCTGCGTGGTATAAAGCAATAGTTTGACCATTTGGAAACTTACGGAAAGAAGTTCTTCTCAACACCAAAACCGCTGGCATATCATGATGATGTTTGACTGCAACGGCTTCCAATAAAGGTTCTTCATCATATACAAATCCTTCAGGCAGCAAAATACCATCGTCTTCTTCAACGATGGTATCTTCTACGATAAAGTCTTTAAAGTTTCTCATTAATAATTTTCAGACATTCTATTTCTGTGCATATGTTTCATGTCATTATGGTGCATAATCATATTTGTATGATGTTCCATATGGTGGTGATGACGAGATTCACCTTTAGCGTGGTGGTGCATCAAAGATGCTTCTTCATGGCATTTTGCACATTTTTCGTGGTACTTTGCATCACGCATTTTTTCTGATTCTTCAGACATTTTTGATGCTCTTGCACTGCAATCATGAGCTTTGCTGGCGTGCATGTGATATGCATGTGTGTTTTCTGTCAAAGAATCATCACTTTCTTTCATGCTGTGTTTAGACATTTCTTTCTTCATTGTCTTCATTTTAGACTTCATTTTTTCTTTTTCGTCTTCTTCTTCATGCATACCATGTTTTGGTTTTTCTTCTTCTTTTTTCATGTGATGCGCTTCATCTTCTTTTTTCATTTTTTTCTTTGGCATCATTTCTTCTGTATTCAACAAGCCTTGAGCAATTTCTTGTTTCTTGGCTTCAATGTGTGCTGTAACACGGTCATGAATGGCTGCATACAATTCTGCTCTGAAATTAACAGCATCATCTTGTGTTGCGTAATCGATTAGGTCTCTTGATGACATAGTTCCTCCGTTATGGTGTTTATTTATTGATCCACTTTAGATGGATTTTTCTCTTTACTTTGGTCCAGTTTGCTTTGATGTTTTGCCATATCTTTATCTAAACTATTTTGGTGTTCTGCATCATCCATTTGAATCTGTGACAACATTTGTTGTTGTGCAACATCATTTGTGACTTGAACTGGCAAACCAATACCTGCTTCTTTTTCTTCTTCAATTTCGCCTTGCATAATCTTGATTTCATCATCATTCAATCTCAACACATTACGTTGAATCCATGCTTGTGAGAAATATCGACCAGTATAAGGATCAACCGAACTTAGTAACTGAAGTCTTTGTGTCATCAGTTCTGCTTCTTTAAGCTCAGTAAAATTGTTGTCTTTGATGAAGTTATAGTGAACATGTTCTTTGAACTGTTCCCATTCTTCAGCAGTACAGATGCCTTTAAGTACCAATTGAATTCTAAGTGCTTGGTGGAACAAGTCAGAGAACTTGTTACGCATACGTGCCACGAACTTGGCAAACTTCAATTCATCACGTGTGATTTCACCAACACGGCCTAAAGAGAACCCGGATTGGTTAGGATCAAGTCTGGAGACTGGAACGTTCAATGATTTATACAATTTCTTCTCAAAGTATTTAACGTCTTCCAACTCGCCTAGGTTCTGTCCACCTGGTAGTGTAGTAATCTCTGTACCTTTGCCACCTTCTCTACGTGGTAACCAGAAGTCTTCCATCATAGACAAGAATTTACGGTCATCACGGACTTCACCTGTATTGGCATCATAGACAAGTTTGTTTTTGTACTTGACCATAATGTCACGTAGGTATTGTTCTGCCTTCAATTTAGGCAAGTTACCAACGTCAATATAGAAAATTCTACGTTCTGGTGCACGTGAGATACGATAGATAACTGTCGCATCCTCAATCATACGCAACTGGTTTAGTGGCTTGATTGCTTTGTGTAAGTAAGATAGAACAACCGCACGGCGACTATCCATAAGTCCACTAACCACAGAAATAACAGAGTCAGTAGTAATTCTGGTGCCAACTGGTCCATAATTAGTTGAAGAACCTGTAGTGACTTTATCATTATAGATGTAATATTCATTAACAACATTCATTACCTCTACGCCGGTTCGTTCATCTTTTTGTTTTTTGATTTCACGAATCTTACGCATTTTGCGTGGGTCAACGTAACGTAGTTCTTTGATACCCATTGTTGGGTTTTCTTTATCTACAATAATGTGGTAATACAATTTACCATCAATATAATATCTACGGAAGATATCTTGTGCCATGTTGGTATAGTTCAACATGCGTAAGATTTGGTGAAATTCCGTTTTGATTGCTTTTTTAATCTTGTCTGATACATTTAAATCATCAAGAATAATTTGAATGTTCTTGCCATCATCGTCTTGGCAAATGGCTTCGTTGACAATATCGTCAATGGCCGATTCAATTTCTGGCTGCATTGCCATTTCACGGTAACGAGATATAAGTTCTACCTCATTTTTTGCAGTACCGTCTAAGTCAACATACGTGCCATAATAGGCAGCAGAAGTAATCGTTAATGCACCATCATCGCTCGGTGGTGGACTGAACGACTGTTGGTTGGATTGGTTTTCTTCTTCCTCTTTGCGAGAAATAGTAAAGCCAAAAAGACTAAACTTTTGTGCCATATATTCTTTTGTTCCGTTTCAAATAAATCATAAAAGAGAGGACTTATGCCCTCTCTTATGTATGTAACAAAATTAGATTGCGATTGTTGCGTTATCTTGGTCTGTTGTATTAGAAGTCCAATATTGATAAGCGAATGTGGCTTGGAATTCTTCAATAGAATCGTTTGTGCCCCAATCCAAATCAATTGGTGCCAAATCAGTTGGATACAAACCAACAACTTGGTACTGTTTGATGATGGATTGACCATCTTTACTATATTGGTTAACTAATGCGTCAACTTGATAATTAAATGCAGAAATAGCATTTGGGTTTCTTGCATTACCAACGTGACTGTTCAATGCGTTCATCCACTGTTCTAGTGCATCACGTACCAAAAAGTCTTCATCGTTAATAACGGTTAACGACCAGTCAGCAAATGTTCTGTTACCAGCAAACTTTAGTTCACGACCAAAGTAACTTGTAGTAACAGTACCAATTGTTGCACCTGGTAGTTGTGTTGCTTTTGCCATAAATGTAACTTTTTGGCTAGCTGCGCTACCTAGAGATACAAATGTTGGAAAAACTAGGCTAACAGAGAACAGATTGGGACGGGCACCGTCCCCTGCTAAGTTGCCTACGAATTCTGATAGATTAAAAGCCATTGTTTTCTCCTAATTTCTTTTATATATTAAACGGCATTTGTAACTGTTGAGAACGCTACGCCAGTTCCAACTGCAACAAAGTTTAACTGAATGAAGTTAATTGAACGTGCTGGTTTAATAAAGATGGATCCAACGAATTGATTTGCATCAACAACAGCAGGTGTGTTATTTGTAGAATCGCAAACAACAGCAAAGTCTGAAATACCACGACGACCTTGTACTTGACGTAGGAAAGGTGTCACAAGTGAAACAAATTGTGCTTGTGTGAATGCATCGTTAAATTCAAACAATGAATATTGTGCAGCTTTAGAAATTGTTTGTTCCAAAACAATGAACAATCTACGAACGTTAATTCTGTCAAATGCTGATGGCTTAGATTGCAATGTCTTGTCACCAAACAATACTGTACCTTGACCAGGGAATGAAACAACTGGGTTAACACCTAGTGGATACAATTGGTCTCTGTAAGTTTGTGATGGATTCCATGCCAACTTAACAACATTCTTCAAGTTACCACGATTGAAACCAGCTGGAGACCACCATGGATCACGAACGCTATCGGTGTAAACACACAAACCAGCCATGTCGCCGTTCAATGGAACCCAACGATATGCGTTGTTGTAACGGTCAAACATATATTTCCAACCAGAGTCGGCAAATGTGTAAGAGTTGCTACGTGATAATGCATTTAACCATGTTTGGATGTTGGTAGATTCTGAACCTGGTTGGTTAACAACATCAGTTTGTGGTGGAGAAATAAACGCCACACAATCTGTACGAGCTGTAGAAATGTTATCGATAATATACTGTTGAACAACAGTACTACCAGAACCAGCCATTACCAATGAGATTTGTGATGCTTGTTTGTTGGTGAACAAACTATAAGCATTTGTTACATCTGCATCGGTTGGTACAACATATGTGCCACCAGTTAGGTTGTAGTTGTCGTTAGCTAATGTGTTTGCAAATGTTGTGTTTGCAGTGAATAGACCCCATGTAGCAGAAGTTGTTGCATATTCTGGTGGGTCCATAGCGAAGACATAACCTGAGTTATTGAAAATCTTGTTCTTGTAGTAATTTGAATTACCCGAAGAATCTACGGAATCAAAAGCTTTAGAAGCAAAAGCGTATGTTTCTAGAACAGTGTTTGCTGTACCTGTGAACAAACCTTTAGTATCAACCACAACAATGTGCAATTCGTCATTTTGACCATTTACAGTATTTGCGTAAGCGGATGTTCCTGGAGCAGCAGAGAATAGGCTCTTATATTGCCATGTTGAGAACAATGAAGTGTTAGCGCAAACAGAAACAGAAAGAGAACTTCCTAGTGTACCTGGATAACGAGCAATGAATGGACCAGCAATGTTTGCATTGTTTTGGTTCAAGTATGATGCTTGGTAAACATCTTTGTTTTGAACTTGAAGTGTTACTTGTGAGTTTGCGGTTGCGTTATATGTTGCACTATTTGCTGCACGAACAACTTGTAATTGATTGCCGTAAGCCAAGAAAGATGCTGCGGTAAAGAATGTTTGATAAGTGTTAGCATCGTTTGTTGGTTGGGTGTAACGATTAACCATATCAGTTTCACTGGTAACTGTGATAATATTGTTTACTGGACCCCATTGAAATGAACCTGCAATTGCGCCTGTGGTAGAAAGTGCTGAAGGTACGATTGTTGTTAAATCTACTTCAGATACTGCTACTCCTGGAGATACTTGAATCGCCATATTTTTCTCCTTAAGAAATTATTTTGTTTGGTGGTTGAATACCATAAAGAATATTTATGAATCGTTATTTTTATAGATTTTTCATCATATCTCGGATAAAACTACCGTAGGTATCTCCACCAGGAGTAGAATCCCATAAGTCACCATCAATCAATTCTAATCCTCTATCTATGCCATCCTCAATGATAGGCTCAGGTAGAGTTTCGTCATCCATCTGGTTCATATGTTCCACTTGGAACTGTTTACGAATATCGTGACTTACTATTTCTTTGAAATATTTTTGTGTTGTGGCCCAAGCAAATGTCACCAAACACATCACCAAGTCATCATTTGAACCTTCTTCAGCAGCAAATGAGTTCTTGTCTTGCACAAATGTGGTCAATTCTGAAATGACATCAAAGTCATTGATGACCATCTTGTCACCTTCAACCAACATTTTTAAGTTAGCACAACCTATACGTTTCACTTGAGGTGACATTTTTAAACCTAACTGTACACCTCTTGCAAAGCCAGCAGACAGTTGTTGTGGTTTTTTGTTACCTGTAAATACTTTCCATAGGTTTTCATACTCAAGTTCATTATGTAGAATATCTGCAACCTGTGGTGTGTTGTTAATTTCAACCAACACATATGCATCGTTGAATAACCTTGCGGTATTGTAGATTACGGTTGGGAATAATACTGGATGTATTGACGAACTGTGGTAAGTCGCAACCATTTTATATGGCATTGCTGAGATATCCATGACAACAAACGCAGACGAGTCCATGTTCTTGCCCTCTGAAACGTCAACACAGATGGCATATAGGTGGTCAGTTTTGTGTGTTTCACCATCTTCTTTGATAGGCATTTCATACACATTGACCTTATCGTGTTTGGCAATCGGGTCCATGTATGCCATTTGTGCCAATTTTTGGCCAGAGATAAGTGTATTTGTAGAACCCAAGAACTCACATTCAAACTCTTGCCTGAATTGTTCTTCTGAGGTGTTACGAATTGTTTCTTCTTTCCATGCTTCATCACGTCCTGGCACCATAGACCAATGAATCTCGAATGATTGATAGTCACTTTTCTTACCAATTGCATCCATCCACATCTTGTAAAACAGATTCATACCGTTCGGTGTTGACACAATAATAATCTTTGTCGTTTTACCTGATGAAATTACAGGGTAAACCGAGTTAAAAAATTCATGTGCAATGTTTGGTGGAACGAAAGCAAACTCGTCCAAGAATACACAGTTAAATGAACCACCTCGAATGGCAGCAGAAGATGTTGAGTCAGCACGAATCTTAGAACCATTTTCTAGTTCCACGTTACCTTTGTTCCAGATTACAACACCTTGTTGCAACCACATTGGTAAGTTTTCATATGCCAACTGGTACTTTGCCAGAATATCTCGTGCAAGAGAACCCTTGTTGGCCAGGACGGCCACGTTTTGTGTGTCGTTGAACAGTGTCAACCAAAGAAGATATGCCACGGAGGTGGTGGTTTTACCAACCTGGCGGGGACATTTAGTGATGGCAAAACGATTCTTGTGGAACAGACGAATCATGTCCTTCTGAAAGTCCCACATCTCAAATGGCATCAAACCACGGTCAACGTTAACAATCTTGATGTAATGTTCTGCAAAATAAACCGGATCCTTTGCACATCTTACATACTCTTGAGCCTGTTCTTGTGTGTACTTTACTTGTACACCAACTTTTTTCAGTAACGGATTGTCACGGTAACTGTCTTTATTTTCACTCATTGTTACCTTTTAATAACTTATTGAATTCGGCAGTTGTGCCTACAAATATGGCTTTATCAATTGTAGTACCACCTGATGCCGCCTGTTTTTTGTCCATAGTTCGCATTTGTTTTTGAACTGCCAATAGTTCTTTGTTGGCATCGACCACATTCTTTAATAATGTGCCATAGACTTCAAATGCTCTTGGGTGTTGGCCATCTTTTGCAATCTGTAGAATCTCAGCCATTGCATCTTTACCCTGTTCAATCAGGTCTTGTAAGTTTTCTTTGGTCTGTTCATATGCATCAACCAAATCTTCTTCAAGGTTTTCTTCAGAAATGGCCACAGGCAACTGTTCTTTTTTTACAGCTGGCACCACTGGTGTTGGAGTGGAAGAAACATCAAAGATTTCTTCCATGTTCTTTTCAAATGTACTCATGGTTTTTCAGTTATAGTTGTGGTATATGTATAATTTGATGTTGCGTTAGCGTTTGATGGGTTTGGTGTAACCTCAATTGAAACATATTCATATGGTTGTAGTGTATAAGAACTGAATATGTGTTTTGCACCGGAGTTTATACCAATCAAATTTGTATTAGAAACAAAGTTTCCTTGGGTTTCATTTACAGTTAGTTGTTTACCAGTTGAATTCCAAGATAAAACTTTTGCTGATGCTGTAGCTAGTGAAGATGTTGTGCCTTGGTATACCAATTCACCTATTTGATAATCTCCTAGACCTGTACCAACATTGATAACAAAGTTTGTCATATCGTCAATGTTATTGTATACATTGGTGAATGAAGTTTTAATCAAACCAGTAACTGAATTTGCACCAAAGATAAAACCTTTAACTGTGAAATTCAAAGTCCAAATAACCATTCTGGTGTCTGAATCTCTATCGCCTTCAAAAGTTACTTCATAACTTGTATTGTTTAGAATAATTGGAACTTCTTTTACGACACCCATTTCTGGAATCATGTTCACTTTAATGGTATAATCTGGTGCAAAGAATGGTAGAATGTGTTCGATAATTTGATTACCATCTTCAATGTTTCTTACATACAGGTACAATGAAAAATCAAAGTTGTATGGAACAGGCATGTATTGTGACTGTATGTTTGAACCAGAACCAGCAAAGTTTTTAATGTTTGTTTGTTGTTTTCTGGTAGCATCGTATGATATGCCATTCATTTCATATGACATACGTGGCAAAGTCATTTGAATTTTTTTGTCCAAGTTTGGATCAAAAGTCAAACGTTGCACATATAATTCTTTTGTCGCATAGTCAATAGGAACAATAAATCTCTCTTGTTCAGATTCATCTGGATTATATCTGACCAATGTAATGTTATTGAACAAATCGCCAAAGGCAACAGTCAACTTACGAATCATTCTATTATAAGTTGTATTTGACATTATAGACCACCAATAGGATTAGTTTCTGATGTATTGATATATGGTTGTGCTGTGGTCTGTATCAATTCATTGTCATATGATTCTTTTGCTGCTGGTGTATTCAATGGATCAAATGTTGACAATAAGTATTGTGCATTGCTAGATTGACCAACTATAATTTCACCATCAACAAATTCACCAGCAATATTCGTCACAGAAAGTGTGTGTGAGCTTGGAATCCAAGATTGAACTGTTGCAATAGATGTGGCATTGGCGTAAGTACCATCCAAAGATTGATATACCAATTCTTTTATTGCATAAGTTCCTGATCCTGCACCAGTATTTAAGTGTAATGTATACGCAGAATCTGTAACAACCTGGTCGATATCATCAACACCAGTAGAAATAACTTCTTGTGAGTATTTGAATTTCTCAAGTTCCAATTCATAGTAGTAAGGAACTTTACGACCTAGCATAAAGAAGTCTTTGTTTTGGTTTGTGAATTTGATTTCATACAACTCACCAGTACCATTTAGAAATGGAATGTAAATCAAGTCACCTTCACGTGGTCTTGTGTATGTGTTTTGTGGTACTCTTTGTGAGAACGCACGTTTTGAAACAATCACAGTAACTTGGTTTCTGATTTCTAGACCAAATTTGGAAAACATTTCTTTCTCACCCATGTATTCATTGGCTGAAGAAAGATACATTTCTAATGGAAATGCAGATTGAAACTTCTTAGTTGGGTCTTCACCGTAAATTAAGTCTCTGGCTGCATCATTATTATTTGGAAGATAGTATGCCTGGAATCCCATTATTTGTATGGATTCTGTGATTAAATCTTCCACCAATCTTTGTTCATCATAACGAGCGTTATAATTGTTGAAATACGGAGAAATCGCCATGTTAATTTGTTACTTTCTGGCAGGTATAGCCTTTATGGTGTTTTCTCACACCTGAAGCCACCAAAGACATTTTAGAACTTTGTAAATTTCTTTCTTTACAATAACCTTCTAGACCTGTAATTTTTTTTGTTATTTCCGAAGGTTCTGTTATCAACCATTCTTTATTTTTACTTAAAGAAATTTTATTCTTATGTTCTTCAGTTTTTTTCTTTCCTTTTGATAACATGCTCATTTTGTTTTTATACTCATCAGACCACTTGCGTCCCAAATTTGGTTTATGTCCTTTTGGTGGTCTTGATTTACTTCCTGCTAAAACAAAAATTTCATGTAACAATTCTTCTTTGCCCATTATTTCAGCAAGACCTTTCCACGCCAATTCATCTTCTTTTCTTCCATATTTTTCAAAAAGAATACGATGAGCTTCCGCATGTTCTTCTACGGTTAATTCAATTAAGTTGGACGGATCATCAGACCCGCCAGCGTGTCTAGGAATTATATGGTGTAGATGTTTCATTAGTTCATGAACCATTCTAGTGGACCACCGTAGTCTCTAATCATATCGGCTTCTAATCTTTGAATTTCACCAACGGCTTCATCAAATGTTTCTTTACCATTTAGAACCACACCACCAGGCAATTGGATGCCACCAAATTTCTTCATGTTCTCACCCCAAGTTCTCTTAATGAGGGCAGTAGCATATTCTTTCAACCAGCGGTCATTCCATACATTTGGATATGTGTCTGGATTGATTGCACCATAACATTCGGATACAACAACTTGACCGGCAGAGACTTCATAACCTTGTCCCCAAGCCCAATCGATATACAATCTTTGCATATTACGAACAAAACGAATGGGAACTTCACCAGTGAACTGTAGTTCCAGAGAACGTAAGTGTTGTTGAGTTAGTGTATAGTTGATGTAGGATGCAGAGGTAAAGTCATACAACTCATTCAAACGCAATTGGTATCTCAAGTCAAACATGTTGATGGTTGCCTGAGAGTCTGTCAATGGAAAAATACGAGTAATACCGAGAATGTTTACGTTGTTACCGTTTTGGTCGATAGCCTGTGAAGCATCCAGGTATTGATTAGAGATATCTTGGTCCGTAACGTAATGTATCCAGTAGAATTTTTGAGCACCATCAAAGTGGTAATCTTGCCAATATTGGACCGCATCATCTACACGGTCTTCAACCTGAGTGTCGTCTACGTTAATATTGATAACTGGTGCGCCTAGACGGCGAAGACAATAATCTTTAAAATCTTGTCTATTAGTTATTGTTGCCATTGAGAATCTCCTATTATTCCCTATTTATCTATTAGATTTTTAGTGGGCCAGGAAACCTCTCTCCTCCATCTTTAACGGCAATCAACCAGGCACTTGTCACACACACATTAAGATTCTTCATCCAGTCATTTGGAAAGTATGTTTCTTTACGATATTCTTGGAATCTAATAGATTTGTTATCTATAAAATTGGCCAAATAGGCATCGGTGTAATACAAGAAACTGTTTTCATTCCAGTAACTAACGTGAGTTGGGTCTTGAAATGCACCACGTCCATCGGTACTTGGTACTTCAATAAATGCCCATCCGCCATGTGCTAATACTCTATGTATTTCACCCATAATCTTGGTCTTGTCTTGCAAGTGTTCAAGAATGTGGCTTGCATTTAGTACACCAACCGAGTTATCCGGTAAAGGAATACCGTTGTTTAGGTCACAAACATAATCTGCCGTATCTCTGAGGTCAACTGTTGTATAACCTGGATATGGATTTAGGCCACCACCAATATCGATGCACAGTAAACCTTTGTCTTTGGCATCTTTTTCTGCCAAAGCTCTTGCATATTGTCTTTGTAGTTCTACAGTTTTAACTTGAATTGCATCTACACGTTCAATCCAAGTGTTATCGCCGGTGATTCGGTAGATATAAAGAACCTTTGGAATACGAACCATCTTTGTGTGTAGATAAGTTCTGATGCATAATTCGTGGTCATCACAAATGGAAAGTTCAGGATTGTGTCCACCAACTTCTTCGTATACAGTTTTACGCCATGAACGAACATGGTCTGGAGAAAACCAGATGTATTGTAGTGCCTGACTTGTTGGTTCAAAACTGTGCATTGCATATAATTGTTGGCCTTTCCAGTTGAACATATCGTATGTCCATCCGTTACCCGCATCATAAGGCACAAATTCATTCTTCATATGAAGAACGGCACTATCACTGTATACGAAACCAACCGATTCGTCTTGATATGCTTTGTTTAGTTCTTCCAAACAATCTGGTGTAATCAAGTCATCGTGGTCCATTTCAACTAAAACATCACCTGTGGCCAAACCAAAGGCAACCTTCTTGACTGCACCAACATTGTTATTCTTGTCTTCTGTTCTGAAGATTTTTACTTGCCAGTCAGTCTTTATAATGTCTGGAATGTTTTCAATAACACAGTTGTTGTTTAAAAATAACACCCATTCCCAGTTTGTGTACGTTTGATTTTTAATAGAATCGTAAAGTTCTAATAAAAACTTAACGTTATTTGGGTTGTGTTCGGGTGTTACTAAACTGAATTTCAAATTTTTCATAATATAAAATTAAAGATTAAGCTGGATTTGTAAAGTTTGGATTGGCTACGTATGCACCATTTTCATACAGATATTTGCTACCGATCCAGTCCTCTGGTGGTGCTGTATTTGCTGCCAATGAACAATTGGTTGAATTGTAATGTGTGCTTACTTGTTCTTCACCGAACTTTACACCATCGGCACTGATTACAACTTTAGATGCATCTTCATCGTGATACAAATGAATTGAAACGTTTGCACTGTCTATTAATGTTGTGAACATCTTAACTCCTTATGGGTGTTTTCCAAATTACCGAATGCCATGGTGCTTTCTCATTTTCTGGTCTATCTTTTGTATAGTAATACAAGGCCATAGAATTTCTAGAAACACCTACTGGAGTATTTAGTGGATCTGGATGGCCATGATAAGAATGTTCTGAAGTGTTAAAAATTGCTACTCTATTGAATAATGGTGCAATCTTCACATATGGTTTTGTTAAATCTTTATCCCACAATTCAAGATGTCCACCCCATTCATCCTGCCAATTCTCATTCAAGTAAACCAACACATTCAACCTGCGGTGAAGACCAGTAGACCTTTGTATGTTGAAATCAACATGAACAGATAGTTTACCACCACGTTCAATCTTATGCATACCAGAACCCAAAAACTGTGTATCTGGCATCAAGTCTGGTATACCTGTTAGTCTTTCCATGTAATCCAACACTTCTGGTGAATACATGTATTCTAAAATGAACTTGGTAAAAGGTGCCTGTTGATTGAGAACCATCGAATCTTCATAATCCGCCGGACTATAATACTTGTTTATTTCATGTTCTTTTTCAAACGTTGGGTCTTTGGTCCAGTTTGTATAATTTTTAAATTCAGAAACAACTTTTTTCATTATTGTTTCGTCTAAAAAATTATCAATCATGATATAAGGAAAAGGAAAAGCATTCTTATAGTTTGCTGTAACCTTTTCCGGTAATGTTAAATCATTTATCATATTAGTCAAAGAAAAACAGGTGTGTTAGTCTGCCAGTTTCATTGTCTTGGCCAAAATAATTTCCGGCTGAATGAATGTTTTGTGCATCCATAATCACCAATCTGTTATATAAATTGCCTGCATCGGCGACCGTTTCAAACTTTGAGGCATCATAGAATCCACCTGCAAATGCACCTTGTATGTCTGTGTCACTCATGTGCATAGTTCCGTTCAACCTGGACCGATGGAGTCTGGTTCCTGAATCTACCGGTGCATTGGGTGTCAAGTAAATCATTGCTGCCCACTTCTGCAAGTCGTGGTGGTAAACTTGTGGATCCTCGGCAGTTACAATTTGGAAACAACCATTGTGTCCGTGTTCTTCCCAATTGTTAATCTTTTCACCAATGATTGATTCGAACGCTTCTTTTATACCATCAAATCTGAATGGACCTGAACGTTGACCTTTATAGTATCGAATATCTCTTTTGTATTCGGCAGCCAATGCAATTTGACGAACTTCATCTGGATTGGCATAGAAGTCATCGACAACAAATAGTTTCTTTTTCATATTCAAGTTCACATAAGATGGTTTAGGTGGGTTCAATTTATTCAGTGCAAGATTATGTAGGTCTTGTATTCTAGACCCACCATCATGATATATTGAACGGTCTATCATGACAACATATTTTGGAAATGCACATGTTCTTTCTGGCTGCAACATGATTGCTGTATATTTCAACACACTTTCATAATCACCTATTTCATTATATGTGTGTGCTAAACCCCACCAGTGGTCATTTCTTCCGGGAGCAAACCTGTCGGCATCAAGAAATGATTGTAATGCTGCATCAGTATCACCAATAAATTTCAAACATTCAGCTGAGAAAATCTTGGCCATGTAACACATTTCATCTTCACCTGGCACATTTCTTCTTAATATGTATTCGTTAAAGTAGTAAACACAACGTCTAGCAAACTCTTTTCTTTGTGATTCACCTAACGGAAATGAATGTTCTTGATATGCATCAAAGTAACTTTTACCGATGTACCAGAAATGGTACCAATCTGTAAGAATGGAATCTTCTTTAATCATCTTTTCTTCTAAGATGAGTGCATCAGAAATGAACTTGGTTGGATTTGACCAACTCTGACCTTCATTAAAACCAATTTGTCTGATTGATAATGGTAAATCTACACGTTGAAAGTTCTCACCTGTAACACCATCATCAAGATAGATTGTTTCGTGACATGGGTCATGATTGAAACGCCACTTTAACTTTGCATTCCACATCCATGCACGATAGTAAACACTTGAACCAGATACTGCTGGTATGTGAAATGATTGAATTAAAGTGTCATCAAGTAAAGACCAATCAAAGTTGTCATCAATTTCCAAGACTTCATCACAATCCATCTTGAGAATCCAATCACAACCATGGTCAATTGATTGTGTAGTTTGGATTAAGTGGTCACGATTCCAACCAAAGCCTACCCATCCTTCTTCTACATCATAAAGAACGCCTGGTATTTGTTTCTCTGTAAAGAAGTCTTTGACAATTTGGTCTGTGCCGTCTGTTGAACCATTGTTTTGAATTACAAAATAATCAATGTACTTGTAACATGATTCTAACATTCTTCTCATCACCGATGCTTCATTGCGAAACATGGTCGTCATAACAATTTTTGCCTTCTTCATTTTATCTCCACTTAGGACCTTCAAACCATGCTGCAATACTATATCGTTTTCCTTTGGTGACCTTACCTGCTTTGTGTCTTAACATTGACGGAAAGAATATAACGGTTCCTTGTTCTCTCACATCAGGATCAAGGGGTGATGTTGCTTCAGTAATTGCAAATTCACCACCTTCATAATCTGTATTTGGGTCCGACAGTTGAATAATGCAAGATAGTTTTCTGTGAAATTGTGGATCATTGTTCAACCAGAATACATCGTGGTGTTCTTTGTATTCACCTTCATATGCAGAATCATATTCAGCAACTTGAACAAACTCTAGTTTAGTTATGTGAACATTGAAGAAATCTTTGTTGGCTTGAAGTGCCATCTTCCAAAGGTCATCAAACAACCATGTGAAATTTGGGTCTTTATCACTTAGAAAAACAACTTTACTTTTACGTATTGAAGTATCCAAAGCAACATGAACACCATTGACACCAACAACAGCATCTTGAGATGGCAATTTCATTGCATCGTTGATAATTTTATAACAAGTTTCAGCATCATAGTGCTGCTTAAAATAACACCACTCACCATTCATAATAACCTCACAGTTTTGAATTTAAATAATCTATTTGTCCCTTTTGTTCTTTTAATGCCTCAATTAAAAGTGGTACAACTCTCTCATACATGACGGTGAGATAGTTTTCACCTGTCTTGCTATTACCATATTTATCTAAGTCAAAAGGTGCTGGCTCGACAACTTCTGGTAGAACCTGTTGTAATTGTTGTGCAATCAATCCAACTTCTTGTTCGTTACCTTCATAACCAAAAGACCTTGCCAAATCATTTTTGGTATAATAAACACCATCTAATGACATAAGTTTTACCAATGCATCTGTGATGTTGTTTAATATATTTTTAAGTCTTTGGTCAGAATAGTATGCAATAATATTATATTGCACTTGTAGTGTACCACCGGGTCCAGCCGGCGCAGTACCAACACCTACCGCACCGGCTTGTGTAATTGGTCCGCCTGGTCCGCCGCCAGGACCTGTTGGGCCTGTGGGTCCTGGACCACCAGACGGACCGGTTGGTCCAGTACCTCCCGTTGGACCTGTGGGTCCGGTTCCTCCCTGTGGTCCTTGAAAACCAGAAGGTCCTGTACCACCTGTGGCACCTGTTGGTCCGGTGCCACCTGTTGGTCCGGCAGGTCCAGTGGGTCCTTGTGCACCAGGAGAACCTGTGGGTCCTGGTGATCCTGTCGGTCCTGTTGATCCTGTTGGTCCAGTAGAACCTTGAACTCCAGTTGGTCCAGTGCCTCCCGTTGGACCTTGAGCACCAGGAACGCCTGTTGGTCCTGTACCTCCTGTTGGTCCCTGAGCTCCTGGTGTGCCTGTACCACCTTGTGGTCCTTGGAAACCAGACGGTCCTGTTGGTCCTGTTGACCCTTGTGCGCCAGGTACACCTTGTGGACCTGTACCGCCTGTGCCTCCTGTGGGACCTGTTGTTCCAGTTGGACCTTGTGGTCCTTGGAATCCAGATGGTCCTGTTCCGCCTGTTGACCCCTGCACGCCTTGTACACCAGCTGGTCCTGTTCCTCCTGTACTACCGGTTGAACCTGTTGTTCCTGTCGGTCCTTGTGGTCCTTGGAATCCAGATGGTCCTGTACTGCCAGTGGAACCTTGTACACCTTGTACGCCTGCTGGTCCGGTACTACCAGTTGATCCTGTTGTTCCGGTTGTTCCAGTCGGTCCTTGTGGTCCTTGTGCACCAGATGGTCCGGTTGGTCCTTGAGTTCCCTGAAAACCTGGAACACCTGTTGGGCCAGTGCTACCTTTACTGCCTTGAACGCCTGCTGCACCTGTTGGTCCCTGTGGTCCTTGGAAACCAGAAGGTCCTGTCGGTCCTATTGAACCTTGAAAACCTGGAACCCCTGTCGGACCTGTACCGCCAGTTGAACCTTGAACGCCTGTTGCACCTGCTGGTCCTTGTGGTCCTTGAAAACCAGAAGTACCTGTACTACCCTGCGGACCTTGAGCACCAGGAATACCTTGTGGACCTGTACTTCCCGTTGGTCCTGTGGACCCTGTTGCGCCGGTTGGTCCTTGAGTTCCCTGGAAACCTGCTGGTCCGGTACCACCTTGTGGTCCCTGAGCACCAGAAACACCTGTCACACCAGTTGAACCTGTTGATCCTTGTACGCCAGGTACGCCAGAAGAACCTTGTGGACCTTGAGCACCAGAAACACCTTGTGGTCCAGAACCACCTTGTGGTCCTTGTGCACCAGATGAACCTTGAACACCTTGTGCACCGGATGATCCACTTGGTCCTTGTGGTCCTTGAAAACCAGAAGGACCAGAACTGCCTGTCGGACCTTGTGCTCCGGGCGCACCAATACTACCCTGTGGTCCTTGTGCACCTTGGACACCTTGTGGTCCTGTTGTACCTTGTGGACCTTGAACACCTGCTGAACCTTGAGCTCCAGGTAAACCTTGTGATCCTTGTACACCAGTCAGACCTTGTGAACCCTGAGTTCCTTGGAAACCTTGTGCACCTTGTGCACCTTGAACACCTTGTACGCCTTGTGCACCAGTGACGCCTTGCGGTCCTTGGAAACCAGATACACCAGTAAAACCTTGTGCACCCTGAGTGCCTTGAAACCCTTGAACACCGGAAACACCTTGAGAACCTTGAGTGCCTTGAAAACCTGGAGAACCAATCACACCTGCTGGTCCCTGAGCTCCTTGAACGCCTTGATATCCAGCTGGCGCAGAAGCACTACTACCTTGTGGACCTGTTGGTCCTTGTGGACCCTGAGCACCTTGTGAACCTTGAACGCCTTGTGGACCGGCATAAGAAGATGCTGCAGAAATCCAAACACCATTGGCTGCAATAACAGGAGTTGTACCTACTGTTAGTCCATTCTTAACGACAAAATTATTTGCTGATGCCATATTATTTTAATTTCTTTTCCAGAGCTTCTATTTCTAATTGTTGTTCTTTTATTGTTTCAATGATTAATGGAATTAATAATTCATATTGTACAGTTAGGTAGTCTTCACCAGATTTACTTATGCCATCTCCGGCATTATCAAAAGGTGCTCTCTTAACAACTTCGGGTAAAACTCTTTGTACTTGTTGTGCAATCACACCAACATAATTTTTGTCGTCGATGTATCCATATTTTCTCGCAAGTTCATTGTTTCTGTAAATGATACCACTCAATGAATACAACTTTTCAGCTGCATTTTTGATTGTTTCGATGTTGTCTTTTAATCTAATATCTGAGTAATATGCGGTGATGGTACTTGTTGCATAAATTGTACCTGTTGATTGTGCAGCCACACCTATACCCAAAGCACCAACTGATGTACTTAATGAGTTTGTTCCACCGGCTGGACCTTGAGGTCCGGTACCACCAGCAGGTCCTGTTGGACCTGGTGCGCCTGTGGGTCCTGGCGATCCTGTACCTCCTGTTGCACCTTGAAAACCTGATGGTCCTGTACCGCCTTGTGGACCTTGAGCACCTGGTGAACCAGTTGGTCCTGTGCTGCCACCAGGTCCTTGTGGCCCAATGGGTCCTTGTGGTCCTGTACCACCTTGTGGTCCTGTACCGCCGGTTGGACCTGTACCACCTTGAGCTCCTGGTGCGCCAGTTCCACCTTGTGGTCCTTGAAATCCGGAAGGTCCTGTTGGACCAGTACCACCTTGTGGTCCTTGGAAACCAGATGGTCCTGTTGGTCCTTGAGTTCCTTGGAAACCTGAAGGTCCGGTACCACCAGTGCTACCTGTTGGTCCCGTTGGTCCTGTTGGACCCGCAGGACCTTGAGGACCACGTGGTCCAGTTGCCCCAATAGGACCTTGAGTTCCTTGGAAACCAGAAGGACCTGGACCACCAGTAGGACCTTGTGCTCCAGGTGTGCCTATTGTACCAGTAGGTCCTTGTGGACCTTGAGCACCTGGTGAACCAGTTGGTCCTTGAGTTCCTTGGAAACCAGAAGGACCGGTACCTCCTGTTGGTCCCTGAGCACCAGGTGTGCCTGTTGTACCAGTAGGTCCTTGTGGACCTTGAGCACCTGGTGAACCAGTTGGTCCTTGAGTTCCTTGGAAACCAGAAGGACCAGTGCCGCCAGTAGAACCCTGAACACCAGATGGTCCTGTTGGCCCAGTTGGACCTTGTGGTCCTTGAGCACCTGGTGAACCAGTTGGTCCTTGAGTTCCTTGAAATCCCGCTGGGCCAGTACCTCCTGTACTACCTTGAACACCGGCAGGACCAGATGCGCCGGTACCACCTTGTGGTCCCTGAGCACCAGATGCACCAGCAGGACCTTGTACACCTTGGAATCCTGCGGGTCCAGTACCACCAGTACTGCCTTGAATACCGGTCGGTCCAGTTGTACCTGCTGATCCTTGTGGACCTTGAGCTCCAGTAGAACCAGTTGGTCCTTGAGTTCCTTGTACACCAGGTGTTCCGATACTTCCTTGTGGTCCTTGGAAACCAGACGGTCCTGTTGGTCCTGTTGAACCTTGAGGTCCTTGTGATCCTGATGTTGTCGTTCCTTGTGCGCCTTGAAAACCAGATGGTCCTGTAGAACCTTGGGTGCCTTGTGGTCCTTGGAAACCAGATGGTCCAGTAGACCCTTGTACTCCTTGAGGTCCAGTAGAACCTTGAGTGCCTTGGAAACCAGATGGTCCTGTACCACCAGTGCCGCCTTGTACACCGGAAGGACCTGTTGGGCCTTGTACACCTTGGAACCCAGATACGTTAGTTACACCTGTTGGTCCTTGTGGTCCTTGTGCGCCTGTTGTTCCTGATGGACCTTGAGCACCTTGAATGCCTTGAAATCCAGAAACACCTTGTGTTCCTTGGAAACCAGAAATACCCTGTACACCTTGTGCTCCAGTCGTTCCAATTATACCAGCAAATCCTTGTGCGCCTTGAGTGCCTTGAAATCCTTGTGGTCCAGTAGAACCTTGTGTACCTTGAAAACCAGCGACACCAGTTGCACCTGTTGCACCAATTGGTCCTTGATAACCTTGTACACCTTGATTGCCTTGTACGCCAACAGAGCCTTGTACGCCTTGTGTTCCCGGTATGCCTTGTGGTCCTTGTGCACCACCAGTACCATTTGGTCCTTGTGTGCCTTGAAACCCTTGTGGACCAGGTACACTTTGAACACCTTGTGGTCCTTGTGGTCCTAATATATTTGTTGTTGAGCCAATCCAAACACCATTGGCTGCAATAACAGGAGTTGTACCAACAGTCAATCCATTTTTAACTACAAAATTATTTGCTGTTGCCATTTACTTTTTCCATCAATTTTGCAATTGTTTGTTGTTGTTCTTTGATTGCTTCTACAAGTACAGGCACCAATTTGTCATAGTGTACAGTTAGATAGTTTTTACCAGATTTGCTGTTTCCATTTTCATCTAAATCGAATGGTGCAGGAACAACAATTTCAGGTATATGTGTTTGAATTTGTTGAGCGATAACACCAACCTGTCTATTCAAATCTCTTTCGTAACCAAATTTTTCAGCATGTCTATTTTGTGTAAAATAAATGCCTGACAAAGACATTACTTTTTCTAAAGCATCTTCAATATTGCCGATGATATCTTTAAGTCTCTTGTCCGAATAACTCGCAACAACAGCACTGGTCGCATAAACATAACCAGCTGGAGCGGAACTCGTTGGACCTACATTCAATAATGATACAGTGTAACTACTTGAAGTTGGTGTTGAACCTGATGCTCCAGGTGGACCTGTTGGTCCGGTTGGTCCTGTCGCACCACCAGGTCCTGTTGGTCCTGGACTTCCTGTTGGTCCTTGAAAACCAGAAGGTCCGGGTCCACCTTGTGGTCCTTGACGACCTGCTGGACCTGTTGGTCCGGTTCCTCCGGTTGGTCCTGGAACACCAGTATAACCTCCTGGTCCAGTTGGTCCTGTTGGTCCTGGTGCACCAGTTGGTCCTGGTGAACCGGTTGGTCCAGTTGGTCCAGTTGGACCTACAGGTCCTTGAAAACCTGATGGTCCTGGACCGCCTGTTGAACCTTGGGTACCTTGAAAACCGGATGGTCCAGGACCACCAGTCGATCCTTGCACACCAGGTGGCCCACTTGATCCTGTTGGTCCTTGAGCACCAGGTGAACCTGTACCACCGGTGGATCCTTGAACACCCTGAAAACCAGATGGTCCAGTTGGTCCAGTTGGTCCTTGTACGCCTGTTGTACCAGTACCACCTTGTGGTCCTTGAAAACCTGATGGTCCTGTAGAACCCGCTGGTCCTTGAGTGCCTTGGAATCCGGAGGGTCCTGTAGAACCTGTCGGCCCCTGAACACCGGCAGGTCCAGCACCACCTTGTGGTCCTTGGAAACCAGATGGTCCAGTAGAACCTGCTGGTCCTTGAGTGCCTTGGAACCCTGAAGGTCCTGTTGGACCGGTTGATCCTTGTACACCTGCTGGACCAGTACCACCTGTTGATCCTTGTGCACCTGGGGTACCTGTTGGACCTTGTGGTCCTTGACTACCCTGGAAACCAGATGGTCCGGTAGAACCTTGAGTACCTTGTACACCAGGCGAACCTACACTACCTTGGGGGCCTTGTGCTCCTGGAGTTCCTGTTGGTCCAGTGGAACCTTGAATGCCTTGGAAACCAGATGGTCCGGTTGAACCCTGTGCGCCTTGTACACCAGAAGGTCCAGAACCGCCTTGTGGTCCTTGAAATCCAGATGGACCAGTACCACCAGTAGAACCTTGTGAACCTTGGAAACCAGAAGGTCCAGTACCACCTTGAACACCTTGTACACCAGATACGCCTGTTGGTCCTTGCGCACCTTGGAACCCTGATGGTCCAGTACCGCCGGCACTACCTTGAGTCCCTTGGAAACCTTGTGGTCCTGTTGAACCCTGAGCACCCTGTACGCCTTGTGGTCCAGTGCTACCAGTCGTACCTTGTACACCCTGAAATCCGGATGGTCCAGTTCCACCAGTTGATCCTTGTGCACCAGCAGTTCCTTGTGCACCTTGTACACCAGATGAACCTATACTGCCTTGTGGACCTTGAGCACCTGATGCACCAGTAGCACCTTGAGTGCCTTGAACACCAGATTGTCCTTGTGGTCCAGCAGGTCCTTGAGTGCCTTGAAATCCAGAAGGTCCAGTAGAACCTTGTATGCCTTGAAAACCTGATACACCAGTGGCACCTTGTGTGCCTTGAAAACCTTGTGGACCAGTGTTACCGATAAATCCCTGTGGACCTTGTAGACCAACTGAACCTTGTACACCCTGAGCACCAGCAGTACCTTGTACGCCAGTGAGTCCTTGTGGTCCTTGAACGCCTTGGCTGCCTTGTGCACCAGTAGAACCTTGTGGTCCCTGTACACCTTGTGCGCCAGTTACACCAGAAAATCCTTGTGCACCTTGAGTTCCTTGTACACCTTGTGGTCCAGGTGGGCCTCTAAAACCTTGTGGTCCTTGTGAACCCGCTGCACCTTGAACACCTGGAACGCCAGTTGGGCCAGTTGCACCTTGAGGTCCTTGAAAACCTTGTGGTCCAATAAGATTTGTGTTAGGTCCGATCCAGTTGCCGGAAGAATTGATGACACTTGTAGTGTTGACGGTTAGACCGTTCTTAACTACAAAGTTAATTTGATTTGCCAAAATTTACCGCCGTATAATTTTTATATTTTTCTATTTTTTTATAATGCACTTTGGCCATTTCACTTCGAGTTAATTTATTTTCTTCGCAATATTTTTTTAAATTTGTAACAATTATGTGTTGTCCATTTAACATGAACTCATATGTTTTTGAGAATAATTTGGTTGCAATTTGTTTTTGATTTTTTGTTTGATTTTTTCCATACATTGGATTATTATCACCAATTTTACTTAGACTTTGTTTTTTACAAAATTCTGGTGACATTTTTCTTTTTATTTTAGACAAGGTTTTTCTTGCCAACTCATATTGTCTTTGTGTTAGTGTTCTATTATTGAGATTGGATTTGTTCATCATCATTCTTAATGCACTATGCATTTTAGATTTATGTGATGATTTTGTGAATTTGGTCAACAAAATATGACAAATAAAATGTTCACGAAAAGTTAGAACCACCAAATTGTTTAATTGATTTGAACCACCTAAAGATGTGGGTATGATGTGGTGGCGTTCATGTAAAAATGAATCATATTGTCTATTTTCAGACAAAGCTCGATTTATGATGGAGTAGTACCACTGTCTATATTTATTTTCTGTGAAAATGGTGTTCACTTTCCCACCCCTTTCGTTTAATTATTATAATCTATTTATCAGACGGAGATTGTATCCCTAACCAAATTGATTGTCATTGATGTTGCACTTACTGGATTAATCAACAAACTTAATGTGGAACCAGAAATTGATGCATCAAAAGTTCCAAGAATTGTACCTGTTGTCACTTCACCATATTGTGTTAAGTAAGCTGTAGTACCATTTTGCAGCAACAACAATTCAATAGTATGATAATTTGAACCTTGTGTCATTTGCACCAAATATTTTGCAGTACGATATGCGGTTGTTGACCATGTATCAATAGCTGTTTGTGCAGTTGTTGCTGTTGTGGCCTGAATGATTGTTGATCCACGACCTGCGGTGTTTGCACTATTTTGTATTAATGTGGTACCAACAACAGTCAAGTTTGCTGATGGTGTTCCTCCAATACCTAAAGCACCTGCAATATAATTATCAGCAGTACCAGCCATGTACAAGTTATAACGACCAG